AGATGCACCATTGATAGGCGAACCAAATGTCACAGACTGACGAGCATAGTTAGTTCCAGAAACTTCTGTACCTGAGTCTGCATCAGTTGGGTCAGATGTATAAAGAGCAACATACACAGTTGTTGGTGCTGTGTAAGTAGTGGCTCGCAATGTGCCGTTAATCAGCGCATTTTCCAAGTAGTTTGACATTTCAGCCATGATTTCACCTTGATGTTAATTTGATTGACAGGGGTACACCAGAGTATTGAGTGCTTTCATCAGACTTGGTGAGTGATGCAATTGCTCTATCGTACATAGTTCCCCATGTATTGATACGAGCATCGTTCATTAAGTATGGCTCTGCCTCAATCAATGACGCATACAGTAGCGCATCTGGTGCAGTAGTCAGAAATGTGTTTGTCGTATTAGTGCTAGACAAATATGCTGGCGCAGAATAGTAAAGAAGTTTCAGCGTATAGACAGCATCAGGACTTGGTGCTAACTGAAACTCATTAGCCAAGATTGTGTAAGAACGAGGAACTCCAACTTCTGAAGTTCTTGGGTCATTAGACAATGTAGATGGACTAGAGTAACTCATTGGTGTGATTGGGTTAGTCATCACAACAAAGTCACGAATCTCTAGAAAGTCACTAGGAACTTCTACAGTCGAATCACCAGATAATGTGCTAGTCGTTACTGACTTGAGCATCTGACGAATACGCAATTCTCTGCGGAGTCGATTCTCAGCAAAGGTAATGAAATCTGGAATCTGGCTTGTCAAGTCAGACCTAGCCAAATAGTTGGCAATTGAAGTCTGTAAGTCAGAGTAAGTAGAGAAACTCATACAACTCCTGTTCGAGTTCTAAAAACTCTGTTATCACGCTCGTTTAACCAAGCCTTAAAACGCTTTTCATCAAGCACAGCAAAGCCACGCATGATGCCCTGTTTATTCAATTCGTCAATCACAGTCATTGGAATCGATGCGACCTTATTGCCAAACAAATGGTCAGACCATCTTGCTCGTTCATCAAAGGAGTTATATTCCTTTTGATTCTGCTCAAGAATAGCTGAAATGTCTTGTTTAGTCTCAATAATAATTCCACCATCACCATCTTTGTGAACGGCAGTATCTCGAAATTTGACAGGATTTTGCATAGCTTAATTCTAACAGTTTGGCTAGAAAAGAAAATGCCCCAGAGGATTAGTCTGAGGCATTTTTAAGTCACTTAGTGATTATGACAAGTCAGCAACAATGCCGTGTGCAGCTTCGTTCTTAACTTCCAAAGTGAACTCAGCCAACAACTGTGTGCTTTCATTGTCGCCAGTCACAGCCAATTCGTTGGTCTGGAAAGGACGCAAGTAAGCAATAGCAGCCATGTCGGGGTCAAGCACGAAAGCCACATCATCAGCAGAGTTAGTGCTGTTCATGAAGCGGTTAGGCACAACAGACAAAGTACCAAAGTCAGACAAATACACATCGGCTGCGCCAATGATAGTTGTAGGAGCATTGGTAGGGGCCATGTAACGCTGTGCAGCAATACCAGCAAAGCTAGAAACTGTCTGCTTACCAGCAGGAGTAACCATCAAAACTTTAGGATTGCCACCTGCTGTGTAAACATTCTTAACAACAGTTTGCAACATTGCTTCTGTGAAAGTGCGGTTTGTGCCGTTTGTACGAGCAGTTGTACCACCTGAACCAGCAACACCAGAAGTGCCACCAGAGTAGTTGGTTGACAACCATGCTTGCAAACCACCCAAAGCACGAGCAGTAGTAGAGTTGCCGTTAGTAGCAATCTGGTTGCTCAAGCAAGTCAACTCCATGTCGCGCTTAATTTCAGCACTGGCTTTAGCCAGTTGATAACTTTTTTCGGATTTTCTGCCTGCCTTATCAACAGCGTTCAAGGTGTTAGAAATCTTGATTGTCTTCTGTGAAATCTGGCAACGATTGCCAACACGAGAAGTAGGAGACATAGTTGCGTCAGATGCAGTAGCACCCTCAACTGCTACGTTCAGAGCCGCAGCAGCCAAGCTGTCGGTCTGCCACTCGTGATAAACAGCAGTAGCCTTTGTCTTGCCAACTGAAGACATGAAAGGTGTGTCTGTGGGGCTGATGTTATAGATAACGTCAGACAGGTCTTCACGCTGACCAATAGCGGTATAGGTTTGATATGTAGCCATTTTAAAACTCCAAAATTAAAAGAATCGTTCAAATGCTCTGGCTGCGTCAGTAACTTTTCCAGTTTCACGCAACTTTTGCATAACCTGTTTATCTTGCGATGAATTTGTAGGAGGCGCAGAAGTTCCAGAACGCATCATCTTAGGAGCAGCTTGAAGTTTCTTGGTTACTTCAGGCTTACTCTTTTGAAGTTGCTCATACTTCATTGCTTTATACAAACTCACCACAGCACGAGAGTCATATACGGAACTGAGTTCTTGGTCAGTCCATCCAACAGATTTCGCATAATCACGGATTTGTTTCCGAATCGCATCACCCTGTGGCGTAGCTAACTCAGGAATCAGACCAACTAGCTTCTCAGATTCTTGACGGAGATGGTTTTGCAGAGAGGCTTGATGCTCGGCTTGTTGCTGTTGGGCAAGGCGTTGCTGTTCTGCTCTAACTACTGCTAACTGCTTCTCACGCTGATTCTGTTCAGCTACCGCCACGGCATAACCAATGGGGTCTGTTTCCTTTAGAACATCTAAGTTCACACCCTGATCTTGCTGACTTAGGAAGCTATCCAAAGCCTTCAATTTCTGGGCATAAGCCTGTCGCTCTTGTTTCACATACTCTAAGTGATTACGTTCAGCTTCTAAAGCCTTACGTTGTTCAGCTAGAGCCTGAGACTTTTTAGTGTAATCCGCACCTTGCTGATAACCTTTGATGAGTTCATCTTCGTCAACCTCGATTTCCTCACCAGCAGCCTTGACTTTATATCGAGGCTTAGGCGCAACTTCTTCAGATTCCTCTGAATACTCTTGCTCAACTTCATCAGATGCTTGAATTTCCTCTGACTGACTTTCGGGTTGGCCTTGTTCGGCTCCGTCATCATCACCCATCATGCCTTCAAACGCTGAAGCAGCTTGGTTTACATTTAGGCTTTCACTCCCTTGTGGGTTGGTGTTTTCCATTTGTCATCTCAAAAATCGCCAGAATCCGTCTGGACTGCGGTGTCGCTTTTACGCAACAGAATTACAAAATCTTCCACTTCTTGTCTCTAATCACAGTTTCCGAGGCCAAGCCTTCTAGGTGTCCTGTAATCAGTTCAAGAGTTCTGATGTGACGATATGCACTTTCACGCCTATCAATCTCATCAGCATTTGTGTTAATTATCACACTAATCTGCTCTTTTTTCAAATTATCTATGACTTCTTTGAAAAAGTCATCATTTAGCAGATTCTTAGCCCATTGAGCCTTAAGGTTTTTGTCCATACTGGTTTTGTATTCCTGAGATCACATCGTTGATTGTTAGGTTTTGGCTAGGCAATGTATCTCTGCCTGTTCCCAATATTCATCAACCTATCGTAACTCATGTTGGATGGCTGATTGAACTGTACTGGAGCAGGAACTTTTCCATAATTCGGGTCAAGGAATTTCTCCCATTGAGTGCCAACCAAAAGATTACGATTGCCAAAGTCAATAGGAGACAATTGTGTAGGCGCTGTTGCAACCATGTCTTTTTGGTAAACAGGAGACTTCCAATCAGCAGGTACTGGAACAATGTCAAAACCTTTAGGAGTATTGTCAGCAGTAGCAGCACCAAATACAGAAGTTGCCAACAAACCAAGTCTTGCTAAATCAGCTAATTCAGAAGCAGTCCACTTCTTTTCTTGATCTGGAATCTTTGTATCAATAGGAGCAGACGGAACAATTGGAATTGGTACTACTGGCTCATCTTTAATAGAACTAGGCTTTTCTTCTGTGATTGGCCTTTTTGCTACGACTTCCATTTCTGGAGTAGTTGCTGGCGCTTGTGGAGTAATTATTGGAGCAGCAATCGTATCAACTACTTCTTGAGTAGTTTTTGGAGCATTTGCTGTAGTCACAATTTCAACCATTGGCTGAGATGCAGGAGGCGCAATAATGGCGTTAATTACATCGCTCAAAACTGGTGCTTGTTGCACTTGTGTTGGCTGTGCAGGTGCAGAAACTTGCACAGTCTCCACTGGAACTTCTGGTAGTGCAGGTTGACTAGCAATAGAACTAATTACATCGTTCAGAGTAGGTGCTACTGTTTGTGCAGGAGCAGTTACTTGCACAGTTTCTGGAGATGTAATAACAGCATTAGATGGTGTTGGCTCTGGTACTGGCGTTACTACTGGTTGAGGATTAACAATATTGTTTAAAGCTGCTTGTGTTCCTTCATCTCCAACCAAATTAGACATGATTTCATCGTAAGTAGTTCCATACTTAGGAATTAAACCACCTGCCGTATCAGCAGCAGCTACAGAATCATAAGGAACTTCTGGTGTTGGTAGATATGGAGAAACTACCTTAGAAAGTTCACCACCAGCATACGACAATGCTGTAGCTTTTGCTACATCTTCAACACTCTTTCCTTGAGCAGCATTTAAAGCAGCAACACCAGCAGGGCCACCAAATGTATATGCAGCAGCAGTAGCAGCAGCATTAAGCAATGGATCATCAGCCAACAAGTTGAATAAATCGTTAGATGATGCTTTTGTCGTGTAGAAAATAGGGTTTCCATTGGCATCAAAATTAACTCGATAACCTGTGTTTCCAGAACCCTCAAAAGTTCCACCAAAAGCATTTCCTGTTTGGCGCTCGCTATATGTA